GTCAACTACAAGTTAAACTATTTATAAATACTCTTTTTTCTTAGAATAATGGCATTTTTTCGTGGAGAAGAAGGTTCAGTTAAATTCAAGAACTCTTCTGGCACTACTGAGGCATTAGTCTCAACTACAGCTTGGACTTTAGATACTACAAAAGACACTTTAGATGTAACTGCTCATGGTGACACATCAAGAAGTTTTGTTGGTAGTTTAATTTCTGGATCTGGAACTATTGATTTTCTTTATACAGCAGCCAGTGGTAATGAAACTGCAAACATATTAGCTGATGTTTTAACCACAGAAGATGCTGGTGACGCACAATTTGAGCTTTTTACAGATACTTCTGGCAGTAAAAAAGTAAGTTTTTCTGGAATTGTTACAGGAACAACTTTATCTTCAACTGTTGGCGATCTTTCAACTGTTTCAGTAAGTTTCATTACATCTGGTGCTATTACTAACGCTGCATAATGCCCAAATCATCTTACTCAGCGAAGCAACGTAGATTAGCTGCTGTTGCTCCACCACGGGATAAGATTACTGCTGCCGATTTAAAAAAGTTACGTTCCAAGAAAAAGAGGAAGAAAAAATGAAAACTTTAACTCAAAGACAGCAAGACGCTCTAGCTAGACATAAGAAGAAAGGCACTCATACTAGAAAACACATGGAAGAGATGAAGAAGCTGATGCTAAAAGGTAAAACTTTTACTGAAGCTCATAATCTCACTATGAAAAAGGTAGGAAAATGAGTAAAAAAGATCCGAGACTTACAAAAAATAGATTAGAAGGATTTAATAAACCTAAAAAAACACCTAGTCACCCCACTAAATCTCATGTGGTATTGGCAAAGAAAGGCGATAAAATAAGACTAATACGATTTGGTCAACAAGGTGTTACTGGTGCTGGTAAAAATCCTAAATCAGAAAAAGATAAAGCTAGAAGGAAATCGTATTACGCTAGACATAATGCACAAGATCCCAATCCAGGATTTTTTAGTGCTAGATATTGGTCACACCGCACTAAATGGTAAACAATGACTTATTCAATCCCTGGTGAAATTAGAACAAAAATTCAAACCTCTAATTCTCTTAGTGGTATAGATAGTCCTTTTACAAAAAACAGAGCAATTCTGGATATGATGAAAGGTTGGGAAATAATGAAGGCAGTTACCGAAGGAACAGAATATCTTAGAGAGAATAGTGAAGCATTTTTACCATTAGAGCCAAGAGAAGATTACACAGCTTATATGGCAAGAGTAAATCGTGCTGTATTTTCTCCTTTCACTCAAAGATTAATTAGAGCAGCTACAGGTTTAGTTCTTAGAAAACCAATAACACTTATAGGAGATCCTTATTGGACAGATACATTTAAAATGGATGTTGATGGTTGTGGTTCAGATTTAGATGAATATGCAAGAAGATTATTAATGTGTTCTCTTACTTATGGTCAAAGTCATATTCTTGTGGATTA